ACGAAATAAAGACAAACAATAAATTGTTCAGTCAAGGACTTTGCTTTGAAGCGGCCTTTCGGACTTACGTCAATAGTTGTTGTCGTAGATCCACTTTGAAAGAAGTGGGTTTAGTAGGAAACATTTTACCTCAATCACGTTGGTAAAAAGAAAAAGAAAAACCAAAGCGAAGGTTCGCTTAGGAAGATGTTCCTTTGTTAGAGGTTTTCTTTGATTCTTTTAGCTGTTGGACAGCTTGTGAGAGCAAGCCAAGATCAGATACTGAATCGATCATGACTGTGCTTGGTGAATTTGGTGAATTGGGTGGCGGCAGAGAAGCTCGCGGTGCGATGATCTTGTCAATTCGATGATTGACTTTGATCTCAGCATCGGGCTCTTCTGTGTTATTCCGCACTTTGATTGAGACACGACGTCTTTTGATTGGGGGAAGATGAGAGGGAGCATGAAGGTCAAGCTTTTTCTCGTCAGCTGGCAATTGGCCAGCGTTTTCGAGATGCGACCATTTCATGATATCCTCAATGTCCTCAATCAGGACCTTCTTGTCTTTGGGTGGTGATCGCTCTTTCTTGACAGCATGGACAAAATCAACCACATCGGTGAACTTGGACTTCTCCTTGTCTGTCAGCTTCAACCAGCGGAGCTTAGCTAAGCCCTCAACTGATGCAGGGCCACACTTGGCGTACATTGAAGCTTCGCCAAACTGTGACTTGATGGGAACAATAGTCATTTGGATCTTGTTGTTGACTGAAGCAGCAGTTGCTAGCACATAAGAAACGTACCAGTTAACTGGATAGTAAGCTGAGGGAGACAAATCCTTCCAGCCAGACGGTGAGCCTGGATCAACGACTCTTATGGAGTCGAACTGGACATTTTCGGAGTAGCCAGGGATGTCCACCTGAATGATGTTCATTTGCACTTCCTTGCAGAAGGATGCCCAAGTTGCGTCAGCAAACACGGCAATACCAAAGTCATTGAAGACTGAGGAACATAGCCTGTAGCCGACTGTGACAGCATTAATTGTGACCGTAGCATTGCCACGGGTGAGTTCAACTTCATAAAATGCTGTGTTGTCACCTCCATAGCCTGAAAGGACACCAACCACTGAGTTGGTTCCAAGTGTTGCCATGAAAGTGCCAGGTGCTGGGGTCAAACCTGCTGCAAAAGCACCAATATCCTTGATGTCAGCAATGGGCTTAGCACAACCCAATGGATCAGTTTTTGAATCAGCTACAGAATCAAACTGCCACTGAGTCATGGGCCCTTGGTTGAGTGCAACATTGTCAATGGTTGACACATAGAATTCGCAGCTGTAGGTAGCCCAAACTTCGATTGGAAGTTGGACTGCGTCTGCTCCTCCTCCACCAGATGAATAGACTGTAGGTGGATTGACAACCATGACTTGGAATGTGCATTGCTCAGTGAGACGATCATCTGAGCCGTTTGCGTTGGTGTAGAGGACTGGTGTGTCCTCAAATTGTGGGAGCTTGTACTCAAAGCCCTGCTTGTAGACACCAACATGACCTCCTTTGAAGTAGCCTGCTTGCAGACCAGAAAACCCTGTAGGAAGGGGTTCATCAGGATCTCGATTGAAGAATCCCAAGACATCACCATTGACGAAAGCTGACGCATTGTCAGGTGTATCAAAGTGAAGCTCTGGGAAGTAGAACTGCTCATGGAGTAAGGATTCGACATCCAATGCCGGGAATCCGAGTTTAGCTGGAGAGATGCGTTGTTCGAATATAATATCCGTTTGCTCCGCATCATCTGAGATAGTGAGTAGACCAGCAAGGTCACGACCGACCATTCTGACATTTCCTTTCTCGTCAGTATACCTGTGATGTTCAGGTTTTCTGCCTCGATGAGAAGTCAGATGTTTGTGCATAGCTTTTGCCTCAGCACGACCACCGCCATGTTTGGTAACCTGGACGGCGGTTCGCTTTAGTAGAGGATGTTGACCAGCCTTGACCAACGCCCCTTGATACCGAGACATATCTTTACGCGTTGCCTTGACACTGCCTGCACGAGCAAATGTACGATTTGGCTTACGCGACATTTTAGCACTGGCTACACGCCGAATGCTGTTAGGAGCAACTCTGCCAGCTTTGACAGATCGAGCGCTCGATTTTTGGGATGTTTGCTTTTGCCCAAATCTCTTGCCACTCTTACTGCTGGGTGGTCTTGAATTGCTTCTGTTACTTCCTGGGGGACCAAGCTTTCTTGTTGCGGTTGTGAGCCTAGCCCTAAGATTCCCAAGGTTGAGTTTACCAGCTCCTCCGCTGGATTTAGTAGAGCCTGCACTGGTGCCTCGACGGCTTGTACCAGTGGCTCCAAGATTGGTGCCACGACGTCCTGGACGGTTGACATTACGGATCCCATTCCTCTGCATATCTGATGTTGGTCATCAAATATCTGCCACTGGAGATTGCAGACGATTTCTTGCAGATGTCTTTTCAGGTGCGTCATTTAGATCATAGACGTACAGGTTGAGTAGATCAGCATCCTCCAACCAGCCACGCTTGGCCTGACTCCAGTCTTCATCATCAAGGAGATACGGGCTCTCCTTTTCCATCTTAGCAACGTATGAAGTGTAGATCTTCTCGATGTCCTTGCGTAGGACTTCATCGCCCCATGTGGCGACTCGATAGTTTGCAATGCGTTGCAATTGATTGGGTGGCAAGCGACTGCCTTTCCCTCCAGTTTCTAGATTGTTCAAGATACGATCACGATCAACACGAAATGTAAGCCACGTTACCGGAGC